GCACCCGGCGGACGCGTTTCGGTACTTGGCGCTGAGCTGGATACGCGCGCCGTTGCGTGTGGTCGAGCCGCCAGCGCAGGAGGGCTGGCACATCCCGCCACCGCCCGAGCGTCGACGGGGAGGCATCCGGCTATGAAGCAGTACAAGAAGCGCGCGGCCCGGCGCATCGTGCGCAAGTCACGCAAGGTGTTGTCCAAGCTGGATGTGAGCTGGGACGAGGCTGTATCGACGCTGGCTGCCGCCATGGTCGAGGCGATCTGGCACGAGGGCGGCGACCGCGACGACGCCAGGGCTACCGCCGACATTGTCCACTACATGGTCTGCGCCGGGCTCGACGTCTGGTATGACGCCGAGGACAAGAACAAGCTGCCGAACGTGGTGCAGTTTCGGCGCAAAAAGAAGTATTTCCGATCATGAGCATGCAATCGTCATCACAGCGGGACGCGATCGTCGAGGCGTTGATGGCGATCCGCAAGCCTGACCCTGAGTTCAACTACACCATGATGCAGAACTGGCTGCGCACGAACCCTGAAGGGTTCGAGGGCTACGCCGAGGGGCAGCCAATGCCGAGCAACCGGCTGGGCCCGTTCGCGGCGCCGGGCGCGACACAACGCTACATCGACAGCCTGACCAACGCGCCGTTCTCCGACCAGCAGATCATCGAGCGAGATCCACACGCCGCTGGCGAGAACTGGATACCGTTCAGCGCGGAGGTAGGGGCCGGCTATGAGTAGGCTCAAACTGGAAAGGTTGCGACGATGACGATCAAGCGTGCCGAGCCCAAGACCGCACTGACGTTCGAGGAAGAGATCACCGCGGCATTCATGCATTACGTTCGCGGCATCGCGCAGCAGGACATCGCCATCATGATGGGCGGCGTCAACGGCGGCCGCGTCAATGAAGCCTGCCTCGCCATCAAGGGCGCGCTCGCCGCCAACCGGCGCAAGGTGCGAACCGAATACCGTGTCGAGCGGTCACACCGGCCTACGGCCGAACACGTTGCGGAGATGCTGGCGCTGAACGGGGACGCACCAAATGGCTGATCCAACGCCCGGCAAGCCGGTTGAGAACGACATCCGCCACGACGATCTGGAGTTCAATCCGGCGCTGGAGCCGCGCAAGTCGAAGGCGTGGCTGAACATGTTGCAGGAGAGCGAAGACGCGTTCCAGCCGTGGAACGATCACTGCGACCGCATCGACAAGCAGTTCGCCAACCTGGAGCGGCTGTCGATGATGGCGCGCGACAAAGAGTTCCAGATGTTCTGGGCCAACGTCGAAGTGATCAGGCCGGCAATCCTGGCGAAGCCGCCGCGGCCGGTGGTGGTGACGAAGTTCAAGGACCGTCGCCCGGTCTATCAGGCCGCGGCCGAGGTGATGGAGCGATGCACCACGGTGGCGTTCGACATCGCGCGCATCGAGGATCTGATGCTGCTGGTGCGTGACGATCTGGTGATGGCATCACGCGGTGTTGCGTGGTGCCGCTACGAGAGCGCCCGCGGCGACAGCTACTACGAGCACGAGAAGGTCTGCATCGACTTCAAGCAGCGTCGCGACTTCCTGCACAGCATCTCGCGATCGTGGCCCGAGGTCACCTGGGTCGCGGCCGCGAGCTACCTGACGCGCGCGCAGGCGCGTAAGCGGTTCCGCAAGCACTCAGGCGACGCCTACCAGGACGCCGAGTACAAGGTCGACAAGGACAGCAAAGAGATCGGCGGCGCCGACAGTCGCGAGCGCGCAAAATTCTGGGAGATCTGGTCGAAGACCGAACGCCGCGTGGTGTGGGTCGCGCAGGGCTGCGAGAAGATCCTCGATGAGGACGAGCCGCACCTCGACCTCGAATGCTTTTTCCCGTGTCCCAAGCCGGCCTACGGCGTGGTGCAGCGCGGCTCGCTGGTGCCGGTGCCGGACGTGTTGCAGTATCGCGACCAGCTGGAGGAGCTGAACCTGCTGACCAGCCGCATCCACGCGCTGTCAGACGCGCTGGAGGTCAAAGGGTTCTACCCAAGCGGCGGCGCTGAGCTCGCATCCGCGATCGAGACCGCGATCAAGACCAAGACGCCCGGCCGCATGCTGATACCGATCGCAAATTGGGCCGCCTTCGGCGGCACCAAGGAAGTGATCGTGTGGATACCGATCGAGGCGATCGCGCAGACCATCACCGCGCTGGTGGCGCTGCGAAAACAAATCATTGAAGACATTTATCAGATCATGGGGCTGTCCGACATCATGCGCGGCGCCAGCGATGCGCGCGAGACGCTGGGTGCGCAGCAGCTGAAGAGCCAGTTCGGGTCGAGCCGCATCCGTGACAAGCAGACCGAGATGGTTCGCATGTCGAAGGATCTGGTCGGCATCACCGCCGAGATCATCTGCCAGAGCTACAGCCCGGTTACCATCATCGAGATGAGCCAGACGCAGCTGCCGACGCAGGCGATGCGTGACAAGCAGATCCAGCAGTTGCAGATGCAACTCGGCAACCAGCAGCTCGCGATGCAAAAACTACAACAGCTGCCGCAGGCGCAGCAGATGGCGCAGCAGAACCCGCAGCAGGCACAGGAGCTGATGCAGAAGGGCCAGCAGCTGCTGCAACACGGCCAGGACGCGATCAAGAAGATCCTGGCCAAGCCAACGATCGAGCAGGTGCTGACGCTGTTCGAGAACACCCGCGCCAAGTCATTCATCTTCGACATCGAGACCGACAGCACGATCATGATCGACGAGAACGCGGAGAAGCAACGCCGCGGCGAGTATCTCGCGGCATTGTCGGCGCTGCTACCGCAGCTGGCTCAGATGCTGGCGGCCGAGCCCAAGGCCGCGGAGTTCTGCGGCGAGCTCTTGAAGTTCGCCACCGCGCCGTTCCGTGCCGGCCGCCAGTTCGAAGGCGCGATCGACGAGCTGGTCGAGAACATGAAGCAGAAGGCCGACCAGCCCAAGCCAGACGATCCGATCACCGCGCAGAACAAGGCCGCGATGCAGATCGAGACCATGAAGAACGATCGCGCCAAGGAGCGCGACAAGGCGGAGATGGCGCTGAAGGCTACCGAGCTGAAGCAGCGTGACGAACACGAGAAGCTAAAGATCTCCAGCCAGGAGCGCATCAAGGCCGCCGAGCTGCGGGCGAAGCAGCAGGACGACGAGGCGCGTGCGCAGCTGACCAACAGCAAGGCGATGCAGCAACGCGAGAAGCATCAGGCTGACATGTTCGGCAAGGACCAGGACATCCAGGTCGCGCAGCAGAAGGCCGAGATCGCCCGGCAGGCGGCCGAGGACCGCAGGATGGACATGGCGGCGCGGCAGAGCGAGCGCCTCGCCGCGCAGCAGTTCAAGCAGTCGCAGCAGGTGACGCCGTACTTCGGAGGGCACTGACGTGGACGATCGGTGGAAGGTTGGCGAGATGGCTGCGCTCGACACCTACGAGCCGGTGCCGGGCAACATTGACCTCACGATCCGGCCGCGGGTTGTGAACCCGGACGGCAGCGTCAGCACGGTGCGCTCGATGAGCTTCAACGAAGACGGCCGCGAGGTGCTGGTGCCGACCGTGAGTGACGACGGCCGCATCATGACCAACGAGGAGGCGATCGAGCTCTACCGCAACAGCGGCCGGCACCTCGGAATGTTCAAGACGCCGGAGGAGGCGACGGCATACGCCAAGCGGCTCAGCGCGGAGCAGGCGCAACGGTATGGGGTGGGCAGATGAGCAACTGGTGGGGCTTCGGCGAGACCGCAGCGCAGGACAATTACGAAGAGCTGCCGCCACCGACGACGCGCATCACGGTGCGGCCGCAGCGGCCGATCGAGTGGCCGCAGGATGCCCCGACCGAGGAGGAGCGCCGGATCGCGGAGTATGTCACGGCGCTGCAACCGCCGCCCAAGCGGGAGGCGCCGCCGCCGATCCAGCCCAGCGTCTATGACACGCAGCAGTTCATGCTGCGACCACCAAAGGCAATCGAGGTGCCGCTGCGCGAGCGTGGCGCGCAGACAATGATGGGCGAGAGCCCATCGACGACACGGGCCCGCCTCGTGCGCACATTGATGGGGACTACCGGAGTTGGCGAGACTGGCCTAGGCGCGGTCGACTTTGTGCCGTTCCTCGGGTCGGCGCTGGGCTCGCAGGAGGAGGCGGCGAAGGGCGACTATCAGATGGCTGCCGTCAACGCGATGCCGGGCGGCAAGCCCGCGCGCAAGGCGACAGGTGCGTTAAAGAAGGTGGTTGCGGAGGCGCTGACGCCGTCCAAGATACCAGAGCGCAATGTCGGGTTCGCGCCGGGCTCAGTGCTCGACCCGGCGACTGCGCCGGTTGCGCCGCTGCCGCCCGGTAGTCTGGCGGCGCCGTATGTAATGAACCCGGTGCGGGTCGCGAACCCCGGCGTCTACAAGCGCCCAGACGTAATCGCGCGCGAGGCGGCGGCAAATGTCGTGCCAGAGCACCCGGCGCTGAAGGCGTTGTTCGGCGTCACGCGCGACGACCTCTACCAGATCAGTCAGCAGGGCAGGCGGCAGGGCAACGTCACCGAGCCCAACATCTGGATGCCCAACAAGCCCGGGAAGCCAAACGAGGCCGCACTGGCGGTGATGAATGAGCCAAATGCGCGGCGGCTTGTCGACACGCTGGCGGAGGCCCGCAAGTACGAGGGCTTAGAGAAGGGCATGGTGCCTTGGTACGTCATGGACCCGCTGTATCAGCGCATGGAGAGGCTGGTCGGGCCTGAGCGTGCCGCGAAGGAATACCATGACTTCAATATGAGCATGACGCCGTTCTCGGCGGGCTCCAGCGTCCCGATGGAGATTAACCGCGGCACCGCCGCCAACATGATGCGGGTGCAGGGTCAGTACCCGACCTTCCAGCAGTGGGGCGGCCTAGCCGATTACAAGCGCGGGCCAGACTTTCCGGAGGAGCTGCGTGGCGTCAAAGGCATGATGGGGCACGGCGGTCAGGCCAAGGCGGTGGCGCGCTACATGGCGACCGGCAAGCATGGCTACGGCACCGACAGTGTGAAGATCAATTTGTACTCCGGCGCGTCAGGCGTGCCGGAGACGGGTTTCCAGACCCGCTGGGCGGTGCCTGACGCACACTACACCCGCGCACTCGGCGTGCCCGATGCACGCACGTTCAAGGACTATGACAACTTCATGGGCGGCACCGAGTATCGGCAGATCGGGCCGTGGTATCGAGAGGCCGTTGCCGAGCCACTTGGCATTGAGGCGGTGCCTGCGCAGGCGTTGCAGTGGGGCACCTATGGACTGGAGACTGGCGTCAAGACCAAGATCGGCGCCGGCAAGCTGGAATTGATTTCGCAGGCGATCTGGGACCGCGCTGCAAAGTTAGGGATCGACCCCAAAAAACTGCGAGACGATGTATTGGAGGGTAAAGCACATGCGATTTGGCTGCTGGGTGCGTTGGTCCCGGCAGGGATGATGGGCGGGCTGGCCGCGCAGGATAACTACGACGATAAGCTGTAACTCCAGAGGAGAGCCACATGGCCCAAAGCGCACTAACCGTTACGCCGCCGAACCCGACGCCGCCAACCAACATGACGTTCGTGGGGGCGACGCCGCCGAACCCGCCGAACTACACCAAGACGACGTACAACGACCTGACCAACTGGGGCGGCAACACGCCGACCTCGCCGCCGCCGTACTACGACGACGGCGCCGCCGGGCCGCTGACGGCATTCGCTGCCAACAAGGCGGCGCTGGCGTCAGGGTCGGGCGCGAGCGCAGGTGGCACCGAGGGCACCTATCCTGGCGCCGCCGGCGTCACGCCGCCGAACGTCAACTTCAACGGCGCGGTGCCGGCGTCGACCAGCGTACCGCACGAGGCCGCCGGCACCGAGGTAGTGGTGACATCACCCGGCTCGAACGCGAATTTTCCGACCGCGCAGGTGTCGGTGCTGGGCAGCTACACCGCGACGCCGAACCGCGACCATGCGTCGAGCCTGAGCCCCGGCACCAACGCGGCGCTGACCTCGATCACGCCCGGATCGAGCGTCTCCGGTGTCGGCACGACAACCCTTGGCGCGACCGGGACCAATTTCACCAAGCAGAGCGTTATCTGGGTGAACGGCGTGCCTCAGAACACGACGTTCAATTCCGCGACAAGCCTGACCGCGCCTGCGGTGACCAAGAAGACCTCCGCAGGGCCGTGGCCGGTGACTGTCGTAACCGGAGGGGTCGTTGTAACGGCTCCGCAGACATGGACGTTCACATGAGCACGAAAAACTATGAGCAGGAGAGGGCGCCTCCACACGATAACGACGCCGTCATGCATGACGGCGGCGACGATCGGCTGCTGATCGACAAGCCGTTCGACTTCATCGAGCGCACGCGGCCAGAGGACCGAGTGCCCGCGGAGGGTTTCCACGGGCAGATCACCCGCGACAACGTCAACCCGAACATTCCGAGCGCACCGCACGGCGAGGGGCAGATCGTCGACCCCAACACACTGGGCATGCCGCAAGGGATCGAGGGTGTGCCGGCACCACAGGTGCAGCAGCAAGACCCAACTGCACCGCACGGGTCGGGCACAGCCGCCAGTATCAACGAGCCTCCGGGTTCGACGATCGGCAGCGAGAACCCTGGTGGGCCGGGGGGCCCACCGGCGGGAGGCGGCGGACAGCCGGGCGGCGAGACGCAGACGCCGACTATCACGGCGCTGGAGCCGGATGAGTGTACGATCGGCGAGGAGACGTTCGATCTGTTTGTCAGCGGCACCAACTTCACCGAGGACAGCGTGATCGTGTTCGCCGGCCAGGACGAGCCCACTGACTTGGAAGATGACGGCACACTGTCGACCGGCATCAACATGGACGTGTGGCACGGCCCGGACGTGGTGCAGGTGATGGTGAAGAACGGCGACAAGACATCGAACGCGATGCCGTTCACGTTCCACGCCGAGGCCGCGCAGCGTAAGGCGCCGCCCAAGGCGAATAAGCGCAAGGGTAAGGGCGTGAAGGCCAAGAGCAAGCGCCGCTAAGGAGAACGCCATGGGCATGTCGGTTGTCACAGTCGCGACAGGCGGCATGCCTGTGGTCGAGAGCACCAATGGACGAGGCCTCCCAGTGACAGAGGCCGCAAACAAGTTCGGGATGGCGGTAACCAAGGTTGTGGGAAAGCCAGGGTTGCCAGTGATTTTCGTGTCGCCGCCGCTGGCGCGGGCGACACGGCAAGCCGAGCCCGCAGATGCCGATCTACCAGATCGGGCCGACAACATGGTCGACCCGAAATCCGAACGAGCGCGCGCCAGCACGATCTGATCTTCCGCGCCCGTATGTGATCTCTGACGAGATCCCGCCGACCGAACAGGTCGACGGCCGGTTCTACACCAGCAAGGCCGCGTTCCGCGCGACCGGGCGCGCCCTCGGTTTGACCGAGGTCGGCAACGAGAAGCCGCGCCCTAAGCGCCGATTTACAGATCAGCGAGCTGTAAAGGCGCAGCGCCAGCAAGCCATCAAAACAGCATTCGAAAAAATGCGGTCACGCTGACCGCAAACGAAGGGAAGAGCCATGACCGATACATCTGCGCCTACCGCGCCGCCTCCGTCCGCGCCTGCACCAGCACCGGCGCAGAGCGAGGTCGTCATCAACCCGAACACGACGACGACCCCGACACCGATCGGAGCGCAAACCCCCGATAAGCCCGCAGAGGCCGGGAGCCGCAGGGAAGCAATCCAGCGCGCGTTCAATCGTTCCCGTGACCCCGACGCGCCCAAGCCGAAAGCGGCCGAGGCGAAGATCGGTCACAACCGGCCGCCCGAGGAGACCAGGGTCGAGCGCAAGGCGCCGCCCAGGGTCGATGACGACGAGGCGGCGAAGGTCGATTTGCGCAGGCGGCCATCAGATCAGCCGCGTAATCAGGGCCGGTTTGCGCCCCGCAATACTGCACAAAACGATCCGAATACTGCAACGGCGCAGGGTTCCCCGCAGGCAGGTGCGCCGCAGGTTCGCGGCGGCGTACCTGACGCTACTACATCCCAGTACCGCCAGCTGCCAGAGGGCACACCGTACCGCGACCCGCCGACCAGGATGGCGGACCACGCCAAGTCGGAGTGGCACGCGGCGCCGGAAAGTGTGCGCGGCGAGGTGCATCGCATGCACACCGAGTTCAGCCGCGCCTACAACGCCTTCAAGGGCGACCACGACGTCATGAACTCGATCCGCCAGTACCACGAGCTGGCGACAGCGCACGGCACCACGCTCGATCGGGCGCTCTCGAACTACGTTGGCATGGAGCAAAAACTGCGGTCGGACCCGGTCGGCGGGCTCGACATGATCGTCAACAATCTCAACCTGCAAACGCCGGACGGTCAGCGCGACATCGCCTACCACGTCTTGTCGCAGACGCCGGACCAGCAAAAGGTTCTGCAAACCCAGAACCAGACCTCGGCGCTCTCGCACCAGCTGGGGCAGGTGCATCAGCAGAACCAGCATCTTGCGCAGCGGCTCGACCAGATGCAGTATGCGCAGCAGTTCAGTTACACCCGCAGTGAGGTCGACCGCTTTGCGGAAACTCACCCACGGTTTGACGAACTAGGCGATCTGATCGAGTACGAACTGAAGTTCGGACACGATCTGGAGACTGCTTACAGGCGGGCCGACCTGCTTCGGCCAACCCACGCGCCTCAGACGCGCACCCCGGCGGCTCAGACCCGCGCTCCTGACAGAAGCATTTCCGGTGCGCCGGAAAGCGTCTCCGCATCTGGCGGAGAGCGCCGACAGCGCAAGCCGGGGGAAAAGCCAGCTAGCCGCCGCGACGCCATCCAACGCGCGATCAATCGCGTCAATGGCGCCCTGTAAGCAAACCCGATCGGAGAACCGCCATGCCAAATATTCAAGCGACATCTGCCTATCAACAAGTGCTGTCGATGGCACTGGAAGAGCGTTCCAGCGGCTACGAGGATATGGTTTCCAACAACAACGCGCTGCTCGCCGTGATGAAGCGCAAAGGCCTGTGGCAGACCTATTCAGGTCCGCGCATCAGGCAGACGCTGCAAGTCGGTAAGCAGGTTGCCCAGTGGTACTCAGGCTACGACCAGCTGCTGAACCCCGCGATCGATCTGTTCAATGACGCCTACTACGATCCCAAGATGGTCGTGGTGCCGATCGTGTTGTCGATGCAGGAGATCCTGAACAACCAGGGCGACAACCAGCTGATGGACGTCTACGACAGCTACATCGATGCTGCCGAGCGTTCACTGGAAGACACCATGGACGCCGCGCTGTATGGCGACGGCACCGCCAACGGCGGCAAGGCGCTGACCGGCCTCGCGACTGCGGTGCCGATCATCACCAACACCGGCAACTACGGCGGCATCGATCGCGCCACCGCGATCATCTGGCAGACCAAGACCTACGACGCGCAGACCTATCTGCCGGCGGTCGGCACGCAGGTGAACGCCACCACCATCCGCCCGCTGCTCAACAGCATCATGACCAAGCATTCGCGCAATCGTGACTACGCGGATCTGATCATCATGTCGCCTGAGCATTACGCGGCGTATGACGCGGCGACGATCGCGATCCAGCGTCAGACCAACGAGACATCGATGGGCAAGCTGGGTTTCAGCGCGCTCGAATATGTCGGCGGCGGTAAGCGCGCAGAGATCGTGCTCGACGGCGGCATTGGCTCGAACATGCCAGCGAACACCTCGTTCGGCCTGAACACCGACAGCTTCCGGCTCCGTTATCACCCGGAGCGCAACTTCGACAAGCTGTTCGACGGCGAAGGTCAGATGCCGATTGATAAGGACGCGATCGCGCAATTCATAGGTTGGATGGGCGAGCTAACGATGACAAATCCAATGTTCAATTGGCGTCTCATCGACAGCAACCCGGCCGCTTAACGATCGAGATCGGAGGAGATCAGCTAGCCAGCATCTTCCCTCTCCTCCGGTAAGCGAGGCTGCCGCTCGTCCCCGAACAACGGGCGGCAGCTTCATCCATCAACCTCTGGAGACAAGTATGCCGATCGATCCTCGTAACCCAGACGCCAGTCTGGTGCCGATTTTCAAGAACTGGGCGCAGCCGAACCCGGCCAAGACCGCGCAGGCGGGCCGCCCGATGTATGATGACGTCGAGATCGTGGAGATCCGCTTTCCCGGCTCGCGCGCCGTGAGCGTGTTTCCCGCCACTGCGTTCTCGCACTGGGCGATCGACCCGAACAACGGCGGCCAGATCAAGGTCAGCTACGCGGAGCGGTTCGAGCGCCAGTACCGTCAGTTCAAGATGCACGCGCAGCAGACCAAGACCGGCACGCCGCTGGAGCATGCGCCGTTCCTGACCGAGGCACGCCGCGCCGAGATGAAGGCGCTCAACATCTACACCGTCGAGGCGCTCGCCGACGTCGACGGCCAGGAGCTGAAGAACCTCGGCCACGGCGGCCGCGAGCTGAAGAACGCCGCGATCGAATACATCGCCAGCGCCCGCACCGGCGCCAACACCACGCAGCTCCAGGCCGAGCTGGAGGCGCTGCGCGCCAAGAACCAGGCCCTGGAGGATGACGTCACGGCGCTGAAGCAGAAGGCCGCCGCGGTGCCGGCGCCGGGCGCCGACGACTTCGACGACATGAGCCCGGACCAGCTGCGCGAATACATCGCCACCAACACCGGGCACATGCCGCAGGGCAATCTCTCGCCCAAGACGCTGATGCGGATGGCGCGTGACGCGCGGCCGAGCAAGGCTGCCTGATGACCATCCTGACGGTCGTAAAAGACGTCTGTGCCGCGGTCGGCGTTGCGACGCCGACCTCGCTGTTCGCGTCGATTGCGTCCAACAGGACCATGCAGGAGATGCTGGCGCTCGCCAACGAGATGGCGCAGCGCATCGCCTACGACACCCGCGAGTGGGCGCAGCTAAAGAAGACGGCGACCTATGCCGGCGACGGTGCCGTCAGCCCCGTCGACGGCATCATGTACGGCACCACCGCGTTCAATCTGCCGGTCGACTTCAAGCGCATGCTGCTGACGGCGGAGGTGTGGCGCTCGACTGACACCATGACGCCGATGCTGTTCGTCTCGGACACCAACGAGTGGATGCGCCGTCGCGCCAGCACGACCGTCGACAGCAGCGGCGAATGGACGATCCTCAACGGGCAGATGCACATCTTCCCAATGATGCCGGTCGGAGTGTCGGCGACTTTCGCCTACATCCACCGCAACTGCGTGGTGCTGACATCTGGCGGCTACGGCGACGCGTTCGTCAGCGACGGTGACCGCTACATCCTCGACGAGCGCGTGCTGAAGCTGGGGATGATCTGGCAGTGGAAGGCGCAGAAGGGCAGTCCGTATGCCGAGGACATGGGCACCTACGGCGACGCCTTAAACACTTCGTCTGGCGCTGACACGCCGGCCCCGATCCTGATCGGGCGCTCGACGATGTCGGAGCAGATGTCGACGCAGACACCGACGCACTTTAACGTCGCGCTGGGATTGCCGGGGCCGCCCGGACCGCAGGGGCCGCCCGGTGTCGACGGTGCGCCCGGCCCTCCTGGCGCTGATGGCGTTGACGGCACGCCCGGTGGTCCGCCAGGGCCGGCAGGTCCCGCAGGACCGGCTGGCGCTGATGGCGCGCCCGGCGCAACGGGCCCGCAGGGGCCGCCCGGCCTCCCTGGCGTGCCCGGGACGACACCCGGCACGGCGACGCCGCTGCCGAACGCGGCGACCGGCTTTGTCGGATCGGCGACGGCGTTCTCGCGCGAAGACCATCAGCACCCGCTTGTGCCGGATAACACCCGCGCCACGGTGACCTATGTCGACCAGCAGGACGCGCTGCGGGTCTTGAAGACCGGCGACAGTATGAGCGGGCACCTCAGCTTGCCGGTCGGGCCCGCCAGCACCAATGCGGTGCGCAAGGACTACGTCGACGGCGCGATCCTCGCCTACGCGGCGCCGTTCGATGCGATCGCCTACGGCGGCATGCAGCTCAACGGACTGTTCGACATCAGCCAAGAGCGCGCCATGACTGCGCTGGTCGGCAACGGTTACATCATGGATGGCTGGGCGCAATTTTCTACTGCGCCGGTCGTGCTCTCCAGCGCGCAGACCATCAACGGTTTTAACGGCGGCAGCTTTCATCTGCGGGTCAACGTGCAGACGGCGAGCGCCACGCCCGCGGCCGCGCAGGTTTATCAATACATCGAAGGCTCGCGCATGGTCCGGCTGGGGTGGGGGTTTGCCAACCCAACGCCGATGACGATCGCGTTCTGGTCTAACCATCATCGCCCCGGCCTCTACACGGGGGCGGTGCGCAACGGTAACAACACGCGGAGCTGCGCCTTCTCCTACACTCAGGCCGCAGCGGACACGCCGCAGTACAATGTTGTGACAATCCCCGGCGACACCACTGGGGCTTGGTCGACCGGCAATACCCGCGGTGCGCTGGTGGTGTTTAGTCTTTCCGCAGCAGCGGCTGAGCTGGCCCCATCATTCGGCACTTGGGTGGCCGGCTCTTACGGTGGCGGTCCCGGACAGATCAACGGCGCAGCGGATACGAACGATGTCTTTCGCCTCGGCTGCGTTGCCTTT